GCAAGAAGATCAAGTATACAAAGCAAAGAGCTGATAGAATTTGTGAGCTCTTAAAGATTGGTTGTACTATTGAGATCGCTTGTAGAGCGGCAAGAATATCTACTCGCACTTTTAGTCGATGGAAGAAAGACATTCCAGAATTTAGAGAGAGGGTGGAGGCTGATGAGATCTTTATTGAGCCGATGCTTTTAGAGAAGTTAATAGAGCACGGTATCACAGACTGGCGAGCTTTGGCCTGGATACTCGAGAGAAGATTCCCGGCGAGATGGGGAGCTAAGCAAGAAGTCAAGTTAGAAGTCGAGAAGAGTAATGGGACTCCTGAAGTATTAGGAATGTTACAGCAAGTACAAGCCAAATTAAAAACCCCCATCAGTACGCAAGATACTGATGAGGGTTAAACACATGTTACACACTTTATAACGAAAGGGTATACAATGAATACATTAAACGAAACGAATTATCAAGACCTGCCGCTGGAAGTATTAAATGTAGATATTCACAACTCAGCTCTATTCATGTTCTTATCAATGTTGAAATGTTCTGTAATGGGGAACTATAAACTTAGAGAGAATGCATATGTAGCTAGAGAGTCAGTGTATCAAGAAACTAAATACTTTGATGCTGTCTGGTATAATCCTAAAGACGAATGGGATCAGCTACTCATTGAAATGAAGACAAGAAAAGTAGGGGATCATGAGGTGGAGTATATAGATAGAATTATTAAAGATGTAATGTCTAAGATAGGAGGTCTCTTAGGTCTTGAGCGTGTTTATATAGGAAGCTATGTAGTACCCATAATCATATACAAGAAGGCGCATAGGTCTTTTGATGGGCTTTGGAATGCAGACATGCTGATGATGTGGGGGAATAAGGAGTTTCATTGTAATGGCCCTATTTTATCTGTTAAAAAATGGCATTCAATTATTGCAAAAACTCATGATATTGATGACCTTATGGATACGTTAGATAAGGTATACCATGAGGAGATTCATGAGGAAATCAACGATCGCAATGAGGTCCTTGCTGAAGAGGAGCAAGAGGAGCAAGAAGAACAAAAGGAGCAAGAGGATAATGAGGTTAAGGGAAAATCCATAGGATGGGGGAATGGTAGTCAGCCAGCAAGAGAAGAAAGGCGATTTAGTTTAACGGCTATAGCTTATATGGTAATGCACTATTTACTTAAGATAAATGACCAACTAGTTACGGTTGAAGAGATTTCAGAACGAGTTAAAAGACTCTCACATCCCCGCATACATAAAAACTTAAGACATCCATCATGGTGGAAAGAATCTTTACCAAAAATGATACGAGATGACTTAATCAAGATGGTCGCAGTAAATGATTTAGATACTTTTGAAGTAACTAAAGATAACATTATAAAGGGTGAGAACTCTCGAACTTTTTTTAACTTTAAGATAGAAGACTATCAGCTTCTAATAGAGTCAAAAGAAATGAGCGATGAGGAATTAGAGTGTTTAAAAATACCGTTATCGCAACATGAGCTAATCCGAGAAGAAGTCGAGAGGCTAAATGATTCTGAATGAGCTACAGCTATCTATAATCCAAGGGATAGCTAACAAGGATAAGATCATAGCGGCTCGCTGTGGGTGGGGGAGTGGAAAGACTTCGTCGTTAGTTTTCTCTATGTTATTCATTAGCAAGATAAGGCCAGGACGATCTAGCTTGATGGTCACAGATACGACTCCAAGATATAACAGTGTGCTTATGCCAGAGATGGAGAAGTGGCTAATACCACTTGGCTGGACATACAATCACGGTAATAAATTATGGACCGATATTCATACAGGATCAACTGTATGGTGTAGGTCTTATTATAGGCCTGGCACTAGGGACGCTACCCACAATCCTTTAGAGGGTTTAAATGTAACTAGTGGGGTTTGCTTAATTGATGAATGTCAGACCCTTACTAGCGAGGTCGCTCATAAAGCATTGGGACGTTTAAGAAGTGGACCTAGTCCCATCATGATCCTAGTAGGCTTACCTGTCATCGATGCATGGTGGTGCAAGTTAGCCGAGGTGGCAAACTGTCAGCCGCTCTTCTTCTCATCATATGTTAATCAAGACAATCTAAGTGATGAATGGTTTGAGGCGACTAAGCTACTTCCTCCTGATGAGAGGGAGGCTATGGTTATGAATCGGCCCAAGCCTCCAAGTGGTTTGGTCTATGGAGAGTTTAGTCCAGATAGGCATATCATTGATGACTTTGTTTATCATCCTTCAATGACTGGGCGTATCTCTATCGACTGGGGATTTAGGAAGCCATCAGTATTGATAATTGTTTATGATGAAGAGCGAGAGGCTAGTGTGATAATCCATGAGATCAATCCTAAGGAGGTTACTATAGAGCAGCTAAGTCAAATGATTCTTAGTATAGCTTGGCCAAGGTCAATTCAGTCAAGCGCACCATCTGCAAGGATATGGCTTGATACAGGAGTAGCAGACAAAGCAGGTAAGGCAAGAAGTGACCACACAGGACTCTCAGCATTTAGAGTGATTAGGTCTCAACCGGAGCAAGGTGGTATAGGGCTTCCTCTAAGGTCGACGACTGACCCAGTGAGGATTGACATACTCAACGGAGTACAAAGGCTTAAACGTGCTTTCAACTCTAATAAGTATTTGATTACTCGGAAGGTATGGGAACGTGGCGAGCGAGTGTCTGGTAACTCATTACGTAAAGCATTACTAAGTTATGCATGGGACAAAAAAGAGCAGCCAAAAAAGGATGGTCGAGAGGACCCCCTAGACGCCTTAAGATATGACTGTATCTTTCATCATTGGACAGATTCAAATAGAACATATCAAAAGAACTCAACGGCAGCGAGAGGTCGCAAAGTTAAAGTAGGATCATCAAAGAGAAGGGATTTTTAATGAAGCAAAGTACAGTCAATACAATCGTATTATTATCAAAACATCTAATCACAGATCCGGCCAAACGTTGCACTCTTGAAGAGTGTCTTGATTCGATTAGATTATTTAACTTGGTCGTAAGCACACTCATAGAAAGTGAAGAGCAGAGTCTTAATGATGATGATTAAATAGTTATCAAAAATATAACATTTGACAAATAGTAGTATCAAAATGATAATATACCCACGCGAGATAAAAACTTGTGGGGTCAACAATGGATCAAAGTACACGCAAGCCTAAACACTTAAGGGCATTCCATCCTAGATTTAAGACCCTAGGTATCACTGGGACTCAGCTGTCTGGTGGAACGATTTCAGGCTATGAGCAAAATGCACAGCTCACAGGATTGTCTTGGGTAAGAGCTGCTGAGGAGATGTTAAGAACGGATCCAGTGGTGAGACGATCTTGGCACATGTTGAGACAGACTTTGCTATCTGCGACTTGGCGATTTGAAGCAGGTCTTGAAGGTGATCCACTGAGCGAAGAGTTAGCACGTTACTCTAATGAAGCGTTTGGCTTCGATGGCAATAGTGGACAGATGTCTATTAGCTGGGAAGAGCAACTGGGTTATTTATTCGAGTATGTAACTATTGGCTATAGATATGCAGAGGAAGTATATAAGATTGGTTGTGACTCACAGGGTAATGTTAAAGTCTTTCTAGACTACTTTGCAGATAGAGAACCATCTGCTCACAATGAATGGCTGTCTAGAGATGGTCAACACTTAGATGGCATAGTCCAAAATACTATAGGCATCGGTAAGACTCCTAGACCGATCCCAGCGAACAAACTTTTATTATTAACATTAAATAGGACCGGGTCCAACTTCGAAGGAATTGGAATGCTTCGACCTGTTTGGTGGTGGTGGAGAACAAAGCAGAGAGTATCAAATCTCATGTGTGTTGGTTTGGATCGTTGGGCGGTTCCTACTCCTAAAGTCATTGTTGACAGATCACAAGCTGAAGCCCTCGGTCTTACTGATGGCGACATTGATGCAATGGTTAATGATGCCGAACTACAAGCTCAAGCCTTCCTGGCTGCTGAACAATCTTATCTTGTTGAAAACAGTGCAGTGAAATTTGATTCATATGCAGCAGCCCCAAATCTTTACGCCCAAGGCCCTCTCGACATAATCAAAGAATGCGATAATCAAATCAGCCAAGCCTTCTTAGCTCAGTTTGCTAACCTAGGGATAAGCGATACAGGCTCCCGGTCAGTAGGTGAAATACACTTATCAGTCTTTAGGAGAGCAGCTATTAATCTATGTGACGTTGTAGCTAGCCAAGTCAGTGGACCAGACCGCCGTGGTGGTGGAACCATTGGAAGGCTGATAAGGTTTAACTATGGAACTGTCGATACTGGCAAACTACCACGCCTTACTCATTCCGGACTTGATACTGATGACTTAGCTCAATCTATGGGAATGCTGGGGCCGCTTGTTCAATTTGGATTACTGACACCTGACGACGAACTTGAGCGAGCTATTAGAGAAAGACTAGGAGCTGGCGACTTACCAGAGGACGCTCATCGGTCTTCACTAGAAAGAACTGCTAACGCTTCGGGATCTGGTGGAGCGGCTGTGCTTGCTGAGCAACTCATTAAGAGGAGGCGCAAAAATGGCAAGTAAAAAGATTAAACGAAGAAAGCAGAAAGCTTATGTAACTAATACTATTCTGTCTATTCCAGACAAGTATTCACATATTGACTTTACACCACCAAAGAAAGCAAGCGAAGCCGCAGAGCGAGCCTTAAGACGTAGAGCCAAAAAGCCTCCAAGTCAAAGAGGCATGACGGCAATAGGACTCGCTCGAGCTAGAGATTTAATCAATAGAAAGCAATTGTCACCTAAGACAGTCAAACGGATGCTAGCTTACTTCACACGCCATGAGATCGATAAACGAGGATCAACATGGGACGACTATGGCAAGGGCCGTCAAGCGTGGGACGGATGGGGTGGAGATGCTGGCTTTGCCTTTGCTAGAAAAGTGGTTAAACAAATGAATGCAGCAGACGAGAAAACTAATAAGCTAAGAGCTTATGGAGAAGCAATACAGTTAAATGCATCTAATGACTACGAGGTCCCGGAGGGTCTGACAGTTGGTCAATCCTTTAAGACCTTATCATTAGGTCAAGTATCATCTAGAATGAGCGGCGATCAGATTGGTAAGACAATAGATCAAGACTTACTGGATGAACTTGTAAGGGTATTTAATGAGCGCAAGATTAATGATCCTGTGATCATCGATTGGCAGCATGCAACATCTCCCTTCCAAGGAGGTACACCAGCCCCACCTGATACAGGTATGGCGCTCGGTATGATCATAGATCTTGAAGTGAAGAGCGACGGACTTTATGCAATCCCTGCTTATAATGAAGAGGGCTTAAAAGTAGTTGAGAAGTCTGGGGGAATCCTTTGGAGTTCACCAGAGTATATTCACGGCGAGATATTTACTAGAGATGGAGGGGACAAAGTTGGAGATGCTCAACTATTAGCTATCACTCTTACTCCTCGCCCAGCTCAATCCCATAACAAAATAGACAGAGTCACTTTATCCGAGGAGATAATAATGGATGATCAAGTCAAAGAGTTAACAGCCAAGCTCGAGGCAAGTGATGAACTTGTTAAAGAGCTACAAGCTAAAATTGAAGAGATGAAGTCTGAGCAAGATGCCGTCATGAGTACAGAGTACAAAGATGATGAGAAACTTGCTGAGTCTGATGACAATGAAAAGCAAGCTGAGTCTGATGACGATGAAAAGCAAGCTGAGTCTGATGAAGAAAAAGACAAAGACAAAGTCAAGATGTCTGAGTCATTCTCTAAAGACATTTCATTACTTTCTGAAGTGCAATCATTACGCGAATCAGTAAAGAAACTAGAAGCTGAAAACACTAAGATTAAATGTGATGAGGCTGTTAGTGCTTTATTGCGCGAAGGTAAGATCAGCGTAGCAGAAAAAGACGTCGCTTCTAAAGCATGGAATATTAAAGGACTTCAACCGGAGTTCTGGTCAATGTTTAGCGAGCGTCAAGCTAACACAAGCGTCCCCCTTCAAGAGGTGGGCCATGGTGCAAGCGGTCAAGAGATCAGCAAAAAGACACTTGATTTAAAAGTACGCTCTTTAGCTGAAGAAAAATCAATTAATTATAGTGACGCTCTAAACTTATTTAGAGAACAAAATCCAGACTTTTATCGTCAAGCTTTCGGAGGATAATCATGGCTAATACAAAAATCATAAAATCATATATTGCAGCAAGTACAATTACTGAGTTCGCTTTAGTCTCAGTTGATGTTAATGGAAAGATCGCTGTAACTACGGCAGGTAATGACGTGACTTGTACCGGTGTAGCTCAAAGAGCAGCTGTAGCCGGTGACTCGGTTGACGTTGTAACGTTCGGCGAGACTCGAGTTATTGCAGGTGGAGCTATTGCACCAGCTACAGAACCTCGTTTATCTGCTCATACAGGCGGGACTGTAACAGCAGCTTCAGCAGGTCGTTACCCAGTAGCTCGCATCATTCCAAACATTAACCAAGTCTCAGCGGCTACAAACGATCAAATCTTAGTATTGTTTACAGGCCCAACAGTAATACACGCTTAGGAGTAAATCATGGCAAGTTCATACAGTAATATACATCCAGTCGATCAGATCTTAACTAGCTTAATGAGTGATGTAGTCCCTAGCGACAGTCAACTCATAGCTAATGATATTCTAGAGAATGTTAATATTCCAGAAAGAAGTGGAACTTTTCTTTTAGAGAATAGCCGAAACTTTATGGGAGCTGGTGTTGGTCTAGATTTAGAACGTGCGCCAGGTGCTGGTCGTGCTAATATCGGATCATTTGATAGAAGTAATTTAACATTTAAAGCTTTGATCTACTCTGCTCAAGACTCTATTGCTATGGAAGACATTATTGATAGTCAATATCCAGGCGGTGAAGAAGCTCGCATTGCTAGAAAAGTAAGACGCGCAATGATGCTCTCTAAAGAGAAGCGAGCGGCTGACTTGTTATTTGATACAGGCTCTTTTACTAATGATACATGTACTAACGTCATGGGCGGTAAAGTTGATGCGGCTGGTACTGATGGCTTAACAGGTCTTGATAAATTAAAAGATCTAATCTTTGCTCAAGCGCATGGAATTAATCCGGATACTCTTATCTTCGGTCGTGGTGTATTTCGTGCACTAGCACGTAATCCAGAGGTGCGAGGATATGCAGGTACAGCAAGCGCAGGTCTTGCGACTGGTAACATGATCTTAACAGATGAAGCGACTAAGCAAGTATTACGAGATGTTCTAGGCATTCCTCATATTCATGTAGGAGAAGCTAGACGAGAGACAGCGGTACCAGGGGCGACTTCAAGCGAGTCTCAAATCTGGAATACAGAATCAATCTTTTGTGGTATCCTTAAGGGCTCTGATGCAATCGTCCAAAAAAGTGGCAACGTTAAAGGCATGCCAGTGGCAGCTCTTAACTTCTCATTTGGTGGAATGGTTGCGGGTCAATATGATTCTTTAGATGCAACTCGTCGCTATGTTTATGCTGAAGAAGTGCAACAATTTAAAGCGATCGACTCAACGCTTGGTTACATCTTGACAGACTGTCTAGTGTAAGCAAAGGTTTAACATGTGCGATACTCCATCTATAATATTATTATCTGAGGATGCTGACCAAAAAGCGATTGATGATTTATCAAGACAGCTTAAGCAGCAATCCGGAGAGATCGCACAGTTAACCAAGGCTAAGATTAAAGAATTAAAAACTTTAGTTAAAGCAGAAAAATCTATGAAGTCGGTACTTGAAAAATCAAGAGGCCGATTTTTAAAAACGCTAGGGGATGCTGTCAAAGTGACAGACCCTCTTAGCTTATTAGCTTTACCTAGAGATCAAATGATTGATTTCATAATTAGAGGCGGCTTTGATATCTCAATAGACGAGTTTATTGAGCAGACTGACAACATAGCTAAAGCAGTTGAGAACACTGCTAAAGTTATTCAGCCCGATCTAGGATTAACGCCTATTCAGCAAAAGATTGATTTGATGCAAGCTGTAACAGTCCAGCAAGTCTTTGACGACGTCGTACTTCCAACTGTAGCAAATGGAACTAGAGACTCATTAAATGCGATGACTTTAGACGTCCCCCCTAAAGATGCTCTATCTACACTAGCTCAAAGAATGAATCAGGCGACAGGTAAGCAGCTTACTGAGATTAATACGAAGTCTTCTATGTTTGGAAGATCTGTAACGGCTCAAATAGCAGAAGAGGCAGGCTTAAATCTTTTCTTATATACAGGTCCACTCGATGGCGTAACAAGGAAATTCTGTGACCCATTAGTAGATAAAGTCGTTAGTGACTCTCAAATGAGAAAGTTAAACAATGGACAAGGGTTACCCGTACGGACCGCCGGGGGTGGTTATAATTGTCGTCACTCCTGGAGTCCAGTGAGTAAAGGCTTTGTCAAAGCTGCTAACTTAACTAGAGCAACTACAAGAGATATTAGTGACGCTAACACAGGAGGTAAACGCAAATGATACGCAAAGCAATTACAAGCAAAGACTATCTATTTGAATGGAACGCACCCAAGCCAGTTAGTGGCAATCCTTCAATCACGTTTAAAGCGTCATCTACTGTGACATCAGTAATGAGTCATTCACGATCTGATATTTCAGTCAGTGCAATAGCAAACGATAGACGGACTTTAACAATTGCAAGCAGTGACTCTTTGCAACGTGATCAAGCCTTAGCTTTCCTTAAGACCGATGGAGATACGTGGTACTCTGTTAAAGTAATTCGAATAGTAGGGACTACGGCAATCTTAGCTGAGCCTCTATCGCGTGAAATAGACTTAACAACATCAGCCTCCATAGAGTTCGCAATGTGGTACTATACAGCATTATCGGCTAATGTAACGAGTACATCAGGAACCTTTCAATATATAATAGACTATACTGCTGACTTAGGTCAGAACAATATCTCTAAGTTAGATAAAGGTATTATTAAAGTTACGCCACGGCCATTTGATACTGGCTTAGATCATGATTCATTTGTGAGCCGATTCGCTCCACTCGCTGACATGATACCTAGAAGACAGTCAGACTTTGCTCCACAAATCAAAGCCGCACTTGATGAGATCTCTTTAATCTTGCGTGATAAGTTATCACCATCGGAAGTTACAGAAGATGAGATCTTTAATGCTGAGTCATTCCAATTAAGTCATGCTTACTGTACAGCTGCTAGAATCTATGAGATGAATCTACAGCTAGACGCGACTGATGCTATGCGGTCTAGATGTATAGAACTTTTAGACCTTGCCTTAAGATCCATTGATTTAGATCTTGATGGCGATGGCATTATAGATACTGGTGAGATTGATCTTGAGAAGACTGGTGGGAAGTCTACAGACTTTCGAGCGAGTTGGAAGTCATATACTAAAACAGGGCAAGGCAAAGACTTTAATCCGACAAGATCTATGGGACACTAACATGGCATCTAAAGTTAAGTTAAAGCTACCCGCTAGCATATGGACTGAGAAGGATACTAAAGTCTTAGCATCTAACACACTGGCAACGATTAAAAGACGCACTTCTAAAGGGCTGTCTTCTAATGGTGGTAAGTTTAAAGACTACTCGACTAAGTCTATGTATGTATCTTTTAAAGGTGCCAGACTTAAGCCTAAGGGTGGACGATTGTCTAGGACTGGTAACTCTGTCTTCTATGATGGAGGCTATGAGCAATACAAGCATGACTCTCGTAAGAGAAGCCGTACAGCGACCAAGGGACAAAGCGCCGAAGTAGATTTAGTTTTATCTGGTCAGCTAATGAATAACCTTGTAGTGCTAGAGGCTTCCTTAACACGCTTTAGAATTGGCTTAACTAAACACGTTCAGCATTATGGATACGCAGTACATGAGAAACGTCCTTACATTGGATTAACAGATAATGAGATTAATATACTTGTTAATGCTGTATCTTATGATATCTCTGAGAAGTTAAGGAAGGGGAAGTGATGAGCCGAGGAATAGTACAATCATTAATAAAATTAAAGACAATGATAGAAGCGATTGAGCCTAAGACCGATACTCATAATGGTTTTGTATGCATCGATGATGGAACCGGCTTGACTTCTCCTTTAAATGCTAGATTTGAAAGTCAGAGACAGTTTGCTTTCGAGCTAACATCTTTAGCTATGGATGACGGAAGCGCGGGCCTAAGTGGTCGGAAGCGTGTTAGCGTAGACGTGGTCGTTAGATACGCTATTCCTAAAGAGCAAGGATTTAGAATGAGGATCATGACAGAGGATAGTAGTAAAATGATAGACACTATCAAAGGTCCTCAGTACGAATTTAATATAACTGGCATAATATCAGTAATACCTAATCAAGCTAGAACTGAAGAAATAACAGATGACATAGGGGAGACCATAGGTCACCTTTTGATCATACCCTTTGACCTACTTTACCTGGAGGCATAAAATGAGCGTAACTCATAGAAGTTTAGGCGTAGCAATTGAAACCGTTTTTGGATCGTTATCCACCACCAACAATCTTCCAGATAATAGCGGCTTGAGTTATGCCTCTATTCCTTGCGAGAGAGACCCCATCTTAATTTATGGAGAAGTGGTAGCGAGCGAGAGAAATGACGCTAGAGATGGCTCTTACTTTTTGCCGCCTGAGCCTGATACTGTTTGGAGCGGTGGAAATCGTGTAAGACGTCGTACTGGTCAAGTAAGTCTTAGAGTCGACTTGTCAACAATTGGAAGTAGTGCAACTAATTATAACGCGAATTATTTAGGGATGCTTCTAGGAGCTGGATTCTTAACACAGCTTAATGGCGTTGCAAGTGTCACGGCTTCAAGTGTAACTGATGTTAATAATTTTGTAGGAGCGGGATACGCTGTCACTGATGTAGGTACTTTAATCTCATCGATTATAAAAGGAGCTGTAGAGTATAGTGCAATCACTGAAGTCGATGGCACCGATATTAGCGTATCTCCTGCGTTCTCAGCGGGATTCACAGGGACTCCGACGGTTAGAGGGACTCAGACTTGGTATCCAGGATCGAGAACACAAACTGGTACACGAACTCATTCTCTTTCTTTTAGGGTCGACGGCGTCAACTTTAGATCATATGCTTATGGCTGTGTATTAGAGTCACTGAGTATCTCTTTAGATAATGGTCGTTTAATGGCTGACTTTAATTATCAAGCGGCTTTAATTCAAGATGATCATGGAAATGCAGTAGGACCGTTCGAGCCTACGTACAATACAGGCGCTCCAGCTTTCTTTAGAAATAGCTATGTTGTAATCAGTAGTACCTCTCCTAACTCTACGAGTAACGCAACTACAGCCAATACCTTGGGACGCACTTCTTTAGATTGTGAAGACTTCAGTCTTACAGTAACAAATACACTCACTCCACTCGGAACAAGTCAATCAATTCTAGCCATGTCTGGAATGGAAATAACTGACTTAGACGTAGAGTTGACTTTGACTTTATCGACTGTAAATACAAGTATTAATCAAGATTACTTTAACAGAACAGTCCGACAGGTGTTAGTAGGTACAGGCCCCCAAGCTGATGGAGAGGGATGTGCGATCATGATACCGGCCGCACAGCTCGCTAATGATCCATCTCAATATGATGTGAGCGGTAATGATATTGTTCGTCAGACTCTTACATATAAACAAACTAGATATGCTGGGGATGTAAACAGTGGAGCAGCTTATGAGACAGGCGCCGGTTGCTCACCTTTCCGAATCGCTTTAGGAGTTTAATAAATGGCTTTGCACTTTCTTACATCAACAAACCAAACTAAAGAAGTCGTCGTAACTTGTGACCCATCTGTCAACGGTACAGAAGAACAACAAAGAGAATATATAAACACTGGCGACTTATCAAAGTTAGACATTAAGAAAGATGCAACTCGATTCATATTGAAACCACTTGGACCTGCTGAAAGAGAAAAAGCAGAGATCAGAGCGGGGGCTTTTAGTAGATCGGAACTGGGCCGACTACTTTGGATAGAAGCTCCCAACGATTCAAAAGATAAGGCTAGATGGCATCATAAGCTAGATATAGATGAGCGAGAGGCACTAGGCTCTTATGAATCTTATATCTCAAGAGTATATCTAGAGATGATTCGTGAGTCACTTGTTAGCATCGACGGCAAAGAAGCAAGCATTGAATCAATACAAAAAATTAGACCTGACTCTTTTAGACTATCTACTATAACCGAGTTAGTCTTACACATTCAAAGAATGAGTCTAATAGGTGACGAGGGAAAATAGCCCTAGCCTCCTCAATATGGTTACCCTTCTCGAGGGGAAGAGGCTGGGATTGTAGCCAATGCAAGAAAGACTCTAAGCTAAGAAGGCAGAGGGGGAACTGCGGTGAAGTCTTTAAACAAGGATTGCCACAGTCGCAAAAAGATAACGTAGGCGTATTTGTTCCCGGCTATAGAGTCGCGCCCAATAGTGGGGAATCATATAGCGATCTTAAAATAAGATCCTGTCCTATTGCTAACATGAATAGAGTTGCATCAGTCGTTCAAAATTATAGCAGAATTAAAGCAGGATTAATAAAGATTGATGATATTTATCCTAGTCCTACATGTGCTATTATTGAATCATTAGAGATAATAGAATATAATCATTCTCAAATGATGCAAAGACAGCATGACCAAAGCATGACGGAGGCTCAACATGGCTAAAGGTGGAACAATAGAAATAGATGTTGAGTTATCAGGAGGCCAAGACATCAGACAAGGCTTTGATGAGATTGGGTCAGCTGGCAAAGCATTGACTGAGACAATGGGGGCGACTAATGAGAAGCTGGGAGAGGGGTTAGCAGGAGTGGGAGAGTCTGTCTTTGGACTTGCTGATACGTTCGGAGAGCTAAAGAATGGGATTAAGAATGTGGGTCAAGTTGGTGCTAAAGGATTAATCGGATTACTCGGCCCGATTGGGATGGTAGTAACTGCGGGCTTTGCACTTTATGAATCGTTTAGAATGATAAGCGGAGCAGCTCAAGAAGCAGAAGAGAATCAAGCGGCGATGGCTGCTGCTGCTGGTGATCTTCAAAGCAAGCTAGAGGCATTAAGTGAAAAGGGAATCCAGCCAACTGCTAAAGAGCTAGTTGAGTTTTCTAGAATAACTATTGAAGGTCAATTTGCTAAAGACAAGCTACAAGTAGCCGAAGAGAAATTAACAAAGACTTTTCAAAAAGCATTTGAGATAGAGCAGAAAGTAAACAAGCTAAGAGAGCAAGCTGCTAAGGGTATTAATGCTAGGGCCGTGTTGAATGGAGAGCTTAAAGAAGCAATAGAAGATCTAAACGAAGCTAGAAAAGCAGAAGAGAAAGAGATAACTAAGCATCTAAAATTACAAACTGAAGTTAATAAAAAAATCAAAGCAGGTGAGGAGCTTTATAAGAAGCATGAGGAGACCAGTGCCGAATTCTTAAAGTCTAAAATACTAGAGAATGCAGAGATTCTAAAAGCAATTCAACTAAGAGAAGCTGAGAATAATGAGACCGGCGAGGCCTTAGAGAATAGCAAAATAGAGATAGAGCGCATCAATGAACTCACTAAAGTAAAAGCCAAAGCTAATGAAGAGAATCAAAAACAGCTTCTAGCACAGAGCAAAGCTCTGGAAGCTGAGATTAAAAAGACTAATCAAGTTGACTTAGCAAATGAGACAGCGCAAAGAAAGCGAGATGATAGAGTACTAGAATCTATCAAGAAGCAAGAGGAGGCTAGAGCTAAGAGCCGACAAAGAATAGTAGAATCAAGACGAAGGCAGGAAGCTGAAGAACAGCAACGAATACAGAAAGAAAGGCAGGACGAGCTTAGACGAATTGCTGACAGTGCTAGAATAAAGCAACTTCAAATAGAATCTGAAGAAGACTCGACATTAAAACAGATCAAACTAGCAAGACACAGATATGATACTACTAAAAAACTAGCTAAGAATAATTTAAATCAGCAACTCATTGCTAGACTTGCATTTGAGAATGAAGTCAAAGCAATCAATAAGCAAGCGATGAGCGAGAAGCTACAAGTCGAAAAAGAACAAGAAGAGAAGCGTAGATCTTTTGCGCTTGAGACTAGAGAGTTTAATATACAGCAGATACAAGATGAGACTCAAAGAGACTTAGCTATGTTGAAGATGCAGTATGATGAGCGCTATGAGATCGCAAAAAACAACCAGGAGCAAACGAACGAACTACAGAGAAGATACACGATAGAAAGACTACAGATTCTCAGCCGTGAGACTAACGCAATGAAATCAAAATTTAAAGATATGTTTGCAGACATGGGCCGAGGGTTTGCTGAGGCGGCTGTGGCTTCTATGCTGATGGGGGAATCATTTAAAGACGGCATCGCTTTAGTCTTACAAGGACTAGCGAGACAAGCAGGCGTTGAAGCGCTGATGCAAACGGCTAAGGGTCTCGCTGCTTTGGTCTTATTCCCTGCGGCGGCATCAAATCACTTTGCAGCCGCAGGAGCTTTTGGTAGTGCGGCGCTTGCCGCTGGTGCTGCGTCGAGTGCGATGGGTGGTGGTGGTGGTGGTGGTGTTGGTGGTGGTGGTGGATTCTCTCCAAGCGGGTCGCCTCAAGCCTCTCAAGCTCCACAGCGAGAAGAGGCAACAGCTTCTAGTATGGTCTTCAATGTCAACTTCTCTGGTGCTGTAATCTATGATACTAAGAAAGCAGCAGAGCAAGCCATGGCTGATAGAATAACTAGAGTAATGAAATCAAATAGACGTGGATCTCCTAGGAGCTAACAAATGAATCCTTCCCCCTCTCCCAACTTTGCGCTATTAACTAGTGTAGACTTTTCTCAATTTAACGCGAAGCCATTTAGCAGAGGAGCCACTGCTATTAGTGCAATATGGTCTAGTGATTATGAGGACATGATCAGCTTTCTCAATGGCCGAGGTATGGCTAACGGTAAAAATTTACCAGACTCCCTGCTTGCTTCATCCAACTTTGGAACTAATTGGCACATCGGAATAAATGCAAATGATAAGATCGAGATAAGCTCCACTCATGCATTTAGGATTAGGTTTGATCCAGCGTCAATCTATGACGATGATACCGACGCTTTAGGCATTGGGGCGGATTGGGTATTGTATGATGGATCTGCTACGATTGGTTCACCTCTTCTATCTTTTAAAGTGACGGCTCCATCTGATTGGATTAGAGGTGAGGTTATAGCATTCTCATATGAGATTGAAGAAGTGGGGTCCGGTAGTGGTGCTTTTCTGTTTAACTTCTCAGGCGGTGTACAAGATTTAATAGTAGCTTGTCGAGAGCGTGGTAATGGTGACATTGATGACTTAAATACAGCAACTCTAGAAGGAGCTGACGTCGCAGCGACGAGTGGAGACACTCGATGGTATATCGATAATAATGGCCATGTTGTAAACTCTAGCATCGGTATAACAGCATTGACATGGAATTCATCAGCCTTGGACATGAGAAACTTTTTAGGATTCACAGGAGATGAGTCAAGCGTTTATGTTAATGGGTATACTGTACTAACAGCAACACACCCATGTAATACTGTCTTAGTACCATCTAGACCATACCAACAAAATCATGTAAGCACTGAGAATGTAGCACAATCTAAAAGACGAATTGGGGGAGGGTATACTAGTAACTATATCGGCACTTATAAAACTACAGTGCTGGGATTTGATTTAGATGCTAATCTAGACTTGATAGATCTATATCAGCATTTCATTTATAAGTTTTTTAACTATGCGAGTGCCGGCGAAAGAGTTAACTTTTATCAAGTCTGGGGAGACTCTAGAAGAATGTTAATTACTGGAGATGTCTTATCTAGTCAGCCCGCTCATGATCTTGTTTATACTTCATCTCGTAACGGATTCGAGGGTCGCATTAGAGCGTGTATGATTTCAAAGCAATTAGACTTATCTTTTCCTCGCAACCTTAGAAGACGTGTGCCTGTGACTATTAGAATGGAGCATCTTAATGAGTAACTCTTACAGCGCTTCTAGTATTCTCGCAGACCCAAGTGGCACAGTCGCAGGCAAGGATATAATCTTTACTACACCAGATAGAATGGCTCAATCTATTAATTATAGTTTTGCCGCTGGTGGCTGTCATAATGTTTTAAGTCAAGCTTATGCTGATGCTGTATTTGTTCAAGACTCGACTAGTTTTGTAGAGATGAGCCAATGGCGCATCCCCTTAGTATCTCTTGAGCATACTGAGCTTGAGGTCGTAATCAACTATAAACTAGATGGAGTGTCAACGGCTTGCAATGCAAAGCTGACTCTAGATGTCGGTGCTAGCTCTTCAAGCGTGACTATCAATTTACCGACATCCACTAATAACATAGTTAATGATTCAATTAATTTAACAATGCCAGCTAGTAATGAGTATTATGGAACTTTAACTATAGAGATTCAAGCTGATAGTACGACCGCAGAAGTACAAGTCTTTAGTCTAATGGCATCCTGGAAGCGTATAAATAGCCCAATTTCAGCAGGTCAAAAGAATCAGTATTTAACGACTGAAAAGTTTAGGCCATTTGGCACTGTTAGGACTAACGCCAATAACGCTTTAACTTCAAGATTCGCTCATAACATGATTGATGATATTGCAATCTTAAGAACCAGATACAAGTCTTATCTAACTTGGTCAGGTGTTTATGCTCCATCCTCTAGCAGTTCATTAACTGATGCCGCAGCTAGTGCGGTCTATTTAGGGACTGGTGATATTGATAATCTTGTAGGGTTCCCTATGCTTCCCAATGGATGGGAGGAGCTCACAGGTAACAAGCTAGAGTTACATGTTAGAGCAATTGGGGATGTTACTTTTGATTTCATGGGCAATGAGATTGTTATAGATCAAGCGACTAGCTTAACTGTCGGCTGGTCCATCTTTACACTAGAGATAGATAATGCAGACATATCAAATATAGGTGCCTTAAATTTACCCTATTATCAAGCGACAGTAGACAACACTTCACAGAACTATGATAATCTAGCTGGATATCTACCATCTCCATTTACGACTAGGTTCCCGGTGGTTAACAGTGGGAATAGTGGAGCTATCTTATCACTAACATTGATGGGGGTTTAATATGTTGATACAGACAGCTTATAACCTACTTCCGAATAAGAAGTCCTGTAATAATGGAGCTGTATTATTTGGGGCTTCAGTTTCGTCTATGTCGATGGCATTATCTCAGTTAAGCCATGTTAAGATGTTGGGACATGCAAATTACGACATAATGCGTTCATGTTATAATTCTTTCTTATTTGCTGATGGCGGTCCAGGTCAAATAAATACTAGGATTAGCTCTTCAGTAGGTGGCATATTTAAAGGCTATACTGAGTCTCATAAGTTAATGTATCAATCCACCTTATTGTCAAAATGGTTGTGTATATTGGTAGGATATGAAAGCGGCGCCAATAGCCAGGACTCAGCTTCTCCAGCTTACTCTCCACAAATCGATATTAAGTTGAACTTATTACATGACTCCGGGTCAGGTTATACTGATGTAGGTACTTTTGACGAAGGCATAAGATTAGACTCTGTTGATGCTTTGCGTCAATCCTCTTATGTCAGTAGCGATTTTTCTGGTCAGTTTGTAGCTAGTAGTGGCATTACGATACCGAGTTCTATTCCTGCTAATGTAAGCCCAGTGCCTCCGAGACCGTTATATATTCCAGAAAGCAAAGTATTAGGATCAACTCTATACACTGTAAGAGGTGGAATGATTAGTATTGTTGTATCTTGTCTAGAATGTAAACTAAGGTCACTAACAGTGTTTGATATCTATGAGGCTGACTTATGATTATGAATAATAACGGCCGTCGTGTATTCGCATTACAAGTCGCAGGACTATCAACTAGATATCATTCAATAATTCCCCCATCATCTTCTAATCTATCCTCTAATATTGCGACGTCAATAAGTTATTCTGATGTACAAGGGATTGTTACAGTCGGAGCATTTACTAGCAACATTGATCCGAGCGGCGGAATATCTTCTCACTCCCCCCTGTCTATTGAGTTATCTATCTTAAAAGATGGATCAAGCCAGGATCCTGGTGTAATATTTGGCAGAGTAGGCAAAAGGTCGAGCAGTGTTACACAGACTAATCTAGATGAAAACATTAACTTTGATTCTTTACCTTTAACTATAGATATAGATAAAGACTTGAGTGCCTTATCAGTGCCTCGCTTAATGCATGTAGGAAGCGAGACCTTTAGAGTTAATGCTTTTACATCTTCATCAATGACAATAGATGAGCGAGCCTTAGGAGGTACACAATACCAAAGCCATGATATTGGCTTACAAGGGTCATCAGTCCCGATTGCTTCTACTGAGATAACTACTTTTAGGGGTCGTAGATGTAAGCTATATATTGCACATCAAGACATGGGGGGGAATGTATCGGATTATGTAGAGATCATAAATGGATTCATTGAGTCTTCTCCCTATGTTGAAGGTGGAGAAACTGTATCATTATCAATCCTTCCCTTAGTCAGCTTGCTAGATTCTGAGCTTGCAGATCAGAAACAGGGAAAGACTTTTCTTTTGCAAGGAAAACACTATTTCGGAAATAGATCTAATATCTTTGAATTCGGAAGCGCATTCCGTAATCCATATCAATTAACTTTAAAGAATGCCGTTGCTACATCAGCCACAACCACGACGATTGACGTTAGCTTTCCAGTAATACCTTTACAGAATATCTTTGATACTAGCTTGCCTAACGGCGTCGGTAATGATGTGCCTTGGTTCCATCCTCGCTATCCGTTTATGATTGGGTCTAATCATGCCCATCTACTTTTTCCTATATCTTTGTCAACGGTATCAAGTCGCCCTCAAATTGTTATAGACCATAGTGTTAGCGGCGCCACTTCCCAAACCGCCATAGTCAATGCAGTAAATACTCCGATTGATGAGGCTGGGTATCCTGCTTATGTACCGAAGCGCGGGGAAATAAAAAGAATTACATTAGCGACCAATGCATTAAAAGATTGGCCTCACATAATTAATGAGCAGGTCAATGCTTCAATAACAACACATACAGGAGTTAACGGTGCTTTCTCTGCTGTCAATGTACACTCTGATAGATTAAGGGGCATACCTTTTGCTGATCAAAGAGGATTTAGGCCGTCGCATGATGGGGTTATACATTTATGGTACTCTTCTGAGTGGTATAAGAACTCCCCAAACTATGGCTATCAATACTGGAGCAGTGCAAGGATTGGAGATGGTCGAAAGCTGCCCAATAAGAGAAGAGTGTTTTACCCTTTGGACTTCTGGAATGATGGTAGTAAACCTAACTACGCTGGCACATCTAGACTAGTAAAAGCTTTAGACTTTTCAAATGAAAGAAGGACCTCTATAGAAGAGCCGATGAATACAGCTCTTGCTTACTTTCAATCAAACGAAAAAGTAATACTAGTATCTAGCTCCTTGGGACTACCATCCATCGATAATGGCGAGAAATTTGGGGTTCAGGTAGAAACGTATGATTACTTTAATGATCGTATTAAAACGCTTTACTTTGAGGCAAGTCATGAGACAGCAATAACTGGCGGGATATTAATCCATCTCACATCTAACAGGGAAAACAATAGACAGGGCCACTTTGGAGACTGGAGAAATCAAGAAAGGACAAAGATCTCTAGAGGGATCTTAACTCTTTACTCGTCGCCAGGCGAAATCATGCTTAAGATTTTGCAAAGTGGGGGGGGTGGTAATAATGGAACTTATGACACCTTAGGAAGTGGTCTATCAATCCATGAAGACAATATTGATATTGACTCTTTTCTGAGTAACGGAACGACTAACATAAGCGCATTGAATCGTGGCTTTAGTACTGATGACTTCAATCCAAGGGACTTCTTTGACTCATTGCTAAAGTCGCTTGGTTGTATCTTAATAATGAAACGCTCTAGTACTGGGATAAGTAAACTAACATTGCAGCCTCTAGCAACTGAGAGAAGCGACTTTTCAAGTACTACAATAAACCAAGGGGATTGGTTAGCAGATACTCCTCCGACTTGGTCAATCTATGAAGATATAGTCACACAAATAGAGATTAAGTATCAATGGGATAATGATACAAATGAATTCTTAGAGAATGTTATTTTTAATAATCAAGACGCTATCAATCGTTATGGTGGAGAGAAGTCAAAAGTATCTATTGAATTGTACGGACTTGAGTCGATGGATGTAGGTAGCGGCACAGGTGATGTCTATAACTTCTTACTGCCGATTGCTTCTAGAATATTTAATACACTTAGTAATCCTATGAGGCTTTGGAAAGGATCGATAGGGACCGGCCCAAGTATCTATTTAGATGTTGGATCTTATGTAACTTGTAGCTCCCCACACTTAAAAAGTCTTAGCGATTCTTATGGAATTACGGATCAAGTTGGAATGATTAAATCTATTCATCAAGAGTTAATGTCTGAAGGATGCGAGCTAGAGATCATTCATACCGGAATAAATGTAGTAAATTGGAATAGTACTCTGGAGGTTACAGGTGTTCCGGCGGCTAATCAGTTGATAGTTGCATTTACAACATATAGCGATAATGACGCGCCATTCTTTAATGTTAATGATGTACTTGATTTCCTTCCCCACGGTGACGAAGATAATAGTACAAACGGCTTAGTCATACAGAGTATATCGATGGGCACTAATACGATAACGTTTACAGCTAATCATGGCATTACTCCCGGTACTAATATCGGAACGCTTGAGCCTACGACTTTTATAAACGCTACAGCATCTCATACCAAAGATGCTTATCTTGCAAATGCTTCTAGCATTCTAGGAGTATCTACTGAAGCTCAGGAGTACGCATGAGAATAACAAAGAATGAATTAATTGATAAGCTCAAAAAGCAAGAAGATGACTTAAGACGTTTAAGGAGATCTCTGGCGATGAGTGAGATTGATCTACCTGCTAGAGAGTTTATCAATCCATCATCTAACGAGACCACAGTAAGCGAGCATAGTAGAGAAGCATTACAGAGAGGTTTTACTGAATGGGATAATAATGTCACAGAGCCCGAGTATAATGGAGACTGGCAACGAATCAACACATACATTAAAGGAGCTGATGGAATCGGCTGGACTTGGGAAAGTGACTATGTAAGAAATGGTCAATTTGCATGGTGTGGAGCTTTCGCTGCTTTCTGTTATACAAAGATTAGATCAAAGATTAGATCAAAGATCTTTCCGTCATGTTATAGACTTTGGGACAATTGGGGAGGGACTCATAGAAAAGTATCTAACATAAATCCAGGTGACATCATTGTAGTATATACTTCTACTTCTCACAGTCCGTCCTATGGTAATCATATAACGATTGCATGTAGTTATCTATTAGATGACGGTGACTTTGAGACTATAGAGGGTAACGCCAAAGGCCCAGGTCCAAATGGAAAAATAGAGGGCGTTATTAGAAGAAAAAGAAATATTAAAGATGTTGCACATATCTATAGACCATCAAGTGAGGATTATGATGAGTAAATTAATTAAGAGCCTCGGAGGTCGCAAGTCAGCAATGTTTTTAATCACCTTAATCACAGTGTGCTTATTATGTTTTTTTAATAAAGCATCTACTGAAGTCCTTGGACTCATTGACACATTATATCTAGTTTATGCTGGCTCTAATGTAGCAGCTAAAAAGAAAGAGAGTAAAACGAATGAGTAATAAATTAAGTGTACAAAATCCTATTTCAGCAGGTCAAATCATTGGAGCATATAACGCCTCAGGTGTCAGCGATACAGATTGGCACTCTTTGACAAGTGCTGACTTCTATGACCCGACGTTGGGAACTCAGCTTGATGCATCTTTAAAGTTTGCATATCTCGGAGCTGTATCATCAAATACAACGACAGTCTCTTATGTTAAATTAAGAGCGGCGGCCGGTGCTGGTGATGGTGTCACTAATAGCGATGGAGTGATCCCCTTACTCTCATCATATTCAGTTGATAGTCAAGCCCTCGCATCTTCTAACATCACTAGCATTGCATACAAGAAAGCTGACTCATCAGATTCTTTTGTTGTGTACTGTGGATTTAATAGAGGTTAATTATGAGTATTAAATTCGAATCATTCAAAGGAACGGGCGGCGGTGCTGTTACTGGTGGACTTGTTTATAAAGGTTCATACAATGCAACCACATCAAGCCCTTCCTTAGTCACAGCAAAAAAAGGTGACTTCTATATTGTATCAGTCGCCGGCACGTTGGCAGGTATTACATTAAATGTCGGTGATCACATTGTGTTCAATCAAGATGCTGCTAATCCTGTAACATCTGCCATGTTTGATACAATTGATAATACGGATGCAGTCGCAAGCGTCAACAGTCAAACAGGTGTTGTAGTTTTAAACGCTGCTAATGTTGGAGCTTTAGCAATAACATCAAATCTAGGTGATCTTAATAATGCAGTGACAGCAAGAACAAATCTTGGACTTGGCACAGCGGCAGTCAAAGACCACGGAACGACGAACGGTGATCTTGTCTTACTCGATGCCGTTGGACTTCCTGCCGTTGATGGTTCTCAACTTACAGGGATCACAGCGACTGACAATACTAAGCTAGCCATATTAAATAATTTAAGTGATTTGACAAGTGCTACTTCAGGACGATTAAATCTTGGTCTTGGTACTGCCGCAGTCAAAGACCATGGAACGACGAATGGTGATCTTGTTCTTCTTGATGCCGTTGGGCTTCCTGCTGTCGATGGGTCTCAGCTAACAGGTGTTACAGGAACGGACGCAACGAAGCTCGCTATTGCTAATAACTTAAGCGATCTGAACAATGCAGGCACAGCGAGAACAAATCTTGGACTTGGAACAGCGGCAGTCAAAGACCACGGAACGACGAACGGTGATCTTGTCTTACTCGACGCGACTGGTCTTCCTGCTGTAGATGGTTCTCAGCTAACAGGGGTCACAGCGACAGACTCTAGTAAACTAGCTATTGCTAATAATCTAAGTGATCTTAATAATGCAACAACGGCAAGAGCAAATCTTGGTCTTGGTACAAGTGCGACGCTTGATGTCGGAACTAGTGCGAATAATGTCATTCAACTTGATGGATCATCTCGACTTCCTGCTGTAGATGGTTCTCAGCTGACTAATCTTCCAAGTGGAGCAAGTGAAACTCTTCAGCAAGTGACAGACAACGGAGCGACAACAACAACAAATATCTCAGTTGCTCAAGTGACAATGGGTGGAGATCTTCTTGCTGATGGTAATCAAACGCGTACAATCGCAAGTGAAACAAATCGCTTTATCACTGCTCATAGTGATCTCAATGGAGCAGTTCGATTCAAAGCAAAAGCTGGTGTTGCACTGAGCAAAGGGGACGTCGTTTATATCTCAGGCGTGTCGGGTGGAGTTCCGACGGTTGCAAAAGCTCAAGCTAATAGTGCTTCGACAATGCCAGCCTTCGGTCTTTGTCATGCTGCTGCTTCTCTTAATGCAGAAGTTCAGATTGTATCATTTGGTAATCTTGAGGGATTGAACACTGCATCATTGGCAGTCGGTGATACATTATTTATCAGCTCTACAACTGCGGGCACTGTGACGAATACTGCTCCAACTGGTGAAGCAAACTTTATTCAAAATATTGGCAGAGTCGTCAAAATTGATGCTGTTGGAAATAGTGGTATATATAAAATAGGTGGTGCAGGTCGTACGAATGCAACGCCAAATCTTGATACTGATAAAATATTTTTAGGTAATGGATCGAATCAAGCTGTTTCAACTGCTTTAAGTGCAATAACTTTATCATCATTCAATAATGATTTGACGACTAATATTGTACTGGATACCACTCCTCAATTGGGTGGTTCTCTTGATGTCAATGGTCAAGACATTGTAAGCGTATCGAACGGTGCGATTGAACTCGCTCCTAATGGGACTGGCAAAGTCACAATCAAAGGAAATGCAACAAGTGGAAGCGGTCAAATCGTTTTAAACTGTGAGCAGAACTCGCACGGAATATCACTTAAAGGCCCTCCTCATTCGGCTGCTGCTTCTTATACTCTGACGTTCCCCAACACGGACGGCAATGCAGATCAAGTCTTGAAGAGTGATGGA